ATATTTCTGGATTGTTGTTTACCAAATCTTCGCCTATATCAGGAACAACCATCGTAATATTGTTTCTGTTATAGTCAATGAGTTCTTCATGATCATGTGGCTGTGAAGCCTGTGTATACGTCATTCTACGCAAATGCGACGTGGACCACGACAAATTCACGAGTTCTTCCATCAAGGTACCTTTCATCGATCCTCCCGAGACAATGATGAGTTTGCTTTGTAGATTGCAAACGGGTTCTAACGCCAAATTCTTGCGGGAATAACTGTATTCAGATCCCAACATATGTGCTCTACACGTTGTTTTCAAGATTTCTGCGGCTGCATTCATGGTTTTTGTGTCGTCAGTATGAAACACCAAACTTAATACAAACGGATCTGTCGATACTGGAGACTGTATGCTATTAAACGCATTGTTTGCAATCGAAATACAACAGGCTTCCAAAGGCACAGTATTGTAGGCATAATCCACACCTAGTTTCTGATTTTTTAGACCAACGACTGGTTTGGCGTTTGTGTCGGAATACACATCTAATTCCACCAATCTCACGCCTGCTTTAATGGCCAACGGCAAGACTTTGTCGCTCACGTAATCAAACACTTCGGCTCCAGGAAAGACAGAATACGAAGACGAAGCAGCATAGAAATCCGCCAAACGATAATTCGAAGGTTGAGGGCATCCTAGAGGAGCCAGTTTTGTGACTTTCTGGTAGGTGGAAAAGATACTGTTGGCTTTTGCGACTGAATGCGACGTAGGCATCAACGAAATCCACAAAAAATAGGCTAGGGCAACCACACATACGGCTAACACGCCATATTGAACAGTAGGAGAAATATTTGCATTAATCCACTCCATTCCTTCTTATCATATACTATATAACGCATTTCTGAAAGCACGCACGACTTCATCGGGTATTCTTTTTTCCATCGGAACTCCTGTCATACAGCAGAAATGAAAGTACAAGCAATACATTCCACACTCCGAATCTTCGTATTGATGGCGAGTATTATTAAACGTTAATTGAGTTTGTTTCGAAAATAGTTTACTAGAATCCAATTGCTCTTGCCATCGAAACATAAGGCGTTGAATTTCTTTTTCAGGGCGACTCTTATAAGAATCAAAGTACGTTATGCGAGCATGTTCATATTTGGGATCTATGTCTGCAAACAACGCAATCCAGTGTTCGCCAGGACCCGTGCTCTTGTCTGTATTAAACACTATGCCGATCTTTCGAACTCCTTTGTCAAAAAGATCTTTTATGCTTGTGGAACACAGGGCATCCACCACACACTTTCCTGTCGACGATTTTTTGTCGAAATCTATAGGAATCGCGCCTAAGAATTTGTAGGCATAAAAGATTCGTTCAAATTCCTTTTCGACTTTTTCAATATCTATGGAGGAAAGCCATTCCTTTGGACTATTTTCCCATTCTGCAGGAGCCTTTTGTTTCTCTAATAAATTGGCTACAACGCATTCGGGAGTTTTTGATGCGCATCTTGCATGTAATCTGTTTTGAATTTGCTTCCACACTTTTTCTATCGATCCTTTTGGAATAGGTTGTTCCGAAGGATGTTCTTGGTTAAAAACCTGTCGAAGTTTTTCTATGTCGTTTGCATCCATTATCTTAAAAACGGATTAAGTTTCTTTCGAAACGTCAAGTGTAAACATGACCGATCAACTCAAACAAGCCGTGCAAAAGTATTGTCAGGTTGACAATGAACTTCGTATTCTGAATACGCAAGTATATGAAAAACGTGATATTCGCCGACAAATTGAAACAGAAATTGCAGGATTCGTAAGTTTGCCTGTGTTTTCGGACGTCCAAAAAGTAAAAGTTGAAGACGGTTCTTATATTCGCATTCAACGACCTGAGACATATGCAAAACCATGGAGTCTTTCGAAAAAAGAACTAGAACAATTGCTACAATCCTATTTTCAAACGTCTCGAAATCCTAGTGCAGACGAGTGTTCTAAGTTTATTGTCGAACAACGCAAACAGGTATTGATTGGAAAAGAATTTGAATTTACCAGAATTGTTCCTGATCAATAAAGTAATGGAATATCCGAAAACAATAGATGGAAGAAACCTTTTTGTGTTTGGATCAAAAGATCTCTTACATTTTATAGAACGATACAAACAATATTTTCAAACAATTGATTTTTTGACAGGTAAAACAGTGTATGAAGAAATACAAGTATTACACAATCTGAATACAAAAGGACGCGATATTATAGAGACACTTGTTGCTACAAAACAATGCGAGTATATGTATAGAACATTGCAAACTCCAACTCCAACAAATTGTTGGCTATGTGGATTCAGACTTTCAGTTGAGGATAAAGTAGATTGTGAACATATCATTCCTGCTGCGGCTGCCTTGTTGTTTCATGGTTTAATAGAAAAAGCCGATGATGCGAATACGAAAGGATCAAAAAAATCTTCGGATGAAGATCGAGAAGACAAAGGAGATCTAGAGTTTTTTAAATTAAATTATGAGTTGGCACATCATTCATGCAATATGGTAAAACGAAATATTTTGTTTGTGAATCTATTAACGGTTGAAGATACATTTGTCAATCCTGTTGTCATGAATCAAACACACATACAAACATTTTTAGATATGCTGTATCAACAATATTTTTCAAACAATCCCAGAATAGATGGGAGTACATGGAAACAAACTCAAATACAAAGCATAACCAATAGACTTCGTCCACTAGTAGACAACATCAATCAAACGGGAAATATAAATTCTTTGTTAGGGTTTCATAAACTTGAAACAAACATTCATTACTTGTATTGGAAAACACGTAATGAAAAAATGACACTAAGGAAGTTTTATGATATGCGAGATGTGAAACTTGCCGAAAGCGAATTACCTCACTTGCAAGGCGGAAAACCCAAGAAATACAAACACAAAAGTAGAAAACGGACTTTTTCTACGAAACGAAGAAGTAGTAAAAAATGATGTCGACTTTGTACAATCCCTACAACACAAAGAATCGCCTGTTTACCAAAACAGATATTCATGCGATTCTTGCCAAACACGGATGCAATTATCAAATTCAAACTCATTCGTTGTTTCAGACAGCAATGGTGCATTCTTCGTACGTGAAACGTCTGGAATACACACTTCCAAGCGGCGAAACAACTCAACTCGCAGACAAACCGGCAAATTGCCTAGATTTGTTTGAGAATTCGTATGAAACGTTGGAGCATCTAGGCGATTCTATTTTGGGCGCAACTGTTTCCACCTATTTGTTCAGACGATTTCCAGATGAGAACGAAGGATTTCTAACCGATCTGAAAAAGGATATTGTGTGCAATGATATGCTTGGCTCTTTAAGTCAAAAAATTGGTCTGGACAAGTTTTACATCATTTCTCGACACAACGAAGACATTTGCAACGGACGATCAAACATCAAAAAACTCGGAGATATTCTCGAAGCATTTGTCGGTGCGCTGTGGATGGATTCGCAAAATGACTTTCGAGTTGTTTCACAGTTTGTGGTTTCCTTAATAGAACAATATATCAACATTCCCAAACTTTTGCTAAATAACAAAAACTTCAAAGAACAACTACAAAAAGTGTATCAGGCAAAATTCCATCATACACCCAAGTACATTATGTTGTCGTCTGCTGCAAACACCTATACGATGGCTGTAGTAGATGAAAATGGTGTACATATTGGTATTGGAACTTCGTCTACAAAAAAACAAGCAGAGCAATTTGCAGCACAAAATGCTTTGAAGAAATTTCAAGATGTATCATAAGATGCGTGCAGAAGTTGTTGGTACCCAACCTATGGGTAACAATGCCGGAAGTGCAACGTACTATTCTCTATATAAAGATGACGGACAAGTTGTAGGATATCACTGCACGAGATACAACAGTGGTGATACGCATCTTAGCGGAGATGTAGGTGCACGAGCAAAAGGTGTTCGAGTAGGAACATACAACGGAACATATGAATTCGTTGTTAAGCCACAATTTTTAGATGAAGTTCATTTTATGATGGGAGTTTGCGGTATTTCACGAGGTGGTAGAAAAAAATCAAGTAGAAATCGAAAGCGTCGTCTTCGAACGCGGAAGTCTTCGCACAAGAAGTTCACGTTGCGTTCCTCCAACTGACATGTCTTCGGCTCCTTCCGGAATGCCCTCGATAGCCCGCAAAACTTCTGCGACTCGCTGAGGTTGATCCGCAAACTGTAGCAAAAGTTGCGTGCGAATGATACTGCGCTTCAAAGCAGGTCGAGATGTTCGTACACTTCGAGAAATATTTCCAACACCCGATCCTTCTAATGAAAAATTGTCGACTTCGTTGGAACGCATAAATTCCAAAATCTCTTGAGAATTTTTTGTTTTCTTGTCTTTTAGCAGTTTGATTTGCTTTCGAAGTTCCCGCTCCTCGTCATCTAGGGAAACCCATTCTTTCAGCGTATCGCGGATTTTCTGCGTAGTGTCTTCCATTTATATTTCTTAGTTCGCATGGTTGAAAGCCTCTTTCCGGCGGTCGGTGCAATGTCTTGTTCTTGCTTTTGATGAAATTCGGTCATATAGGGAATCGCCTCTGCAAGTTGCGGATGCTTTTTCAGAACTTTGGCCATCTTTTCGCCCTGCTCAATTCCCTTACTCAAAATAATTCCCAAAATAGGAACACCATTTGCAAGATGCGCAACCGCTTCTCCCAAATCACCTTCTCCAACCGAAATCAGAGACGCAAAACCAGATGCGACTGCAGTAAATGGAGCAACTACGGCTGCACCGATTGGTCCACCAACCGCTTCTCCCAAATCGTTTGCGCTCGCAACTCCTAGTTGAGTTGATCCATGCACGGCTTCCAACGCCAAATCTGCAAACGGTATATTGTTTTTCAAATTATTCACAGTTCCTGTTACCAATGCATTTACGTTTCCAACAGGTGTTTTGAGTATCTCAGGAACATAGTCTCTCAACACACCTTTTGCCGCCGTATCCAAAAATGGATAATGAGAATCTCCGCCTTTTTGTTTGAGAGATTTCAGAACTAGACGCGCATGTTTTTCGTCGAAAATAGGACGCGTTTTTTCTTTGTCATAAAATGCAGACATCTGAATCTCTTTTGCGGTAGAAAATCTAGAACGTTTTACAAACAAATACAAACTTACTAATTTTATAAGTTCGGAGGCAAACTTTTTATTCGTAAGTTTGCGTTTAATGTGTCTGTACGCCAAGACTTCTTTTGCGGTATACGGTGGATCATCATATATCCAGACCATTATTTAAATGATATAAATTATAATGGACCAAATGACGGATCAAGAAATCACATGGAACTCTCAATTAGAACAAATTCTATCAGGAGAAGGTGAACGATCGTTGTGTTTCCAATGGCTACATATAAAATCAGAAAAGTTGTTTTCAAGATTAAGCACGTATTTAACGCTTCCTGTGATAGTTATGTCAACACTTGCTGGATCCGCGTCCATAGGCTCGAAATCCTTGTTTGGGGATTCTGCTGCCGCAAGTATTGTCATTGGGTGTGTTAGTTTGGGAGTAGCCACTCTGAATACTGTCGGAAGTTATTTTGCATGGACAAAGCGTTCAGAATCTCATCGAATTGCCGCAATAACATATGGAAAAGTCTATCGATTTATCTTGATTGAATTGGCGTTACCCAGAAATCAGCGCATGGCTCCAAAAGATATGCTGAAAGTGGTAAGAGATCAATGCGATCGTCTACAAGAAATGAGTCCACAAATACCTGACAAAGTCATTGCGGAATTTAAGGCAAAATTTGGAGAGACTACGCCCGACGTAAAAAAACCAGAAATCACAAATGGTCTGGATCCTATCATCGTTCATTCAACTGGAATGGAAACACCTTTGTTGCTATCGAAACCTGAAGATATTGTAAAACTATCTCCTACACGACCTGCTCCTAAAATTTCCAACGCCGATCGCACTCTAAGCAGTTCACAAATGTCGTCATAGGTTCATCAGCCGAACGAGTCTGCATCTGATAATAATCACACTTCGTCTTTTGTTTGCAACCCGAACACCACATAAAGATCGCAGCACTTTCATTTTTGGAATACAGTTTCTTTTCACTTTCAATAATTTTTTCAATCGAGCTTTTCCATCTGGCAGGACACAGATCCACCGCATTCATCTCTGCAAATTCTCTTGTGGTAATTTCCTTTTTGGTTAGTTTGTCAACCCATTCTGGTGTTGTCCTGCAGCATTCATAGAAAGAAATAGATCGGCTTCGATACATGTTCCAAAATACGCGATTGTTCCAATCAAGTTCAATGTTTTCTTTGATCGCAAGTTCGCATACTGCATGCAGAATAGATTCTTCGAGTTCTGTTGCAAGTTCTCCAACAATCTCCGTGAAATTTTCAACGACTTTGTCTCGAATTGTGGATTCCACAAACACGTTTTTTGAGTGTGTTTGAATTGGACGAACAATATGCAGAATTTCTTGCACAGGAACTTCCTCTTCTTCCAATATATCTTCCACGTATTCCTCATCATCTTCCACAGACAACGTCAGATTGTCCGATTCGCCATCTGCACACATCCATTCTTCATACACAGTTTCGTAATGATCAGACTTTACAGAAATGTATGACGAAATATTCGTTTCATAGTTTTCTTCTTCCTGAGATTCCGTTGCCAGAATAATGATTTGACCCGTGTATTGTTCCTCGTTAAATGGTGGTGGTAGAATATGATTGTTGATTTGATCCTTTTCACCCGTTGTCGAAGAAAATATGCTGAAATACTGCGTTTCTTTTATGGGATCTTGGATTTTTCCCTGAAACTGAATTTCTTGGTTCTTGTACTTTTTGCGAATCCATCCCAGCACATCCGTTGTTTTTGCAGGAATCTGAATATCTCCAATCGTTCCATTCATGGAAATTGCGACTGCATTGACCATTTTTAGTATTTCCAATATTTTGTTAGATACTGTTCGTTTTTGATGTGAAAACGCGATATGTAAAATGGATTTACTTACTT